GAAACAGCCCGCATTACCCGCGAAACTGATCGCTATAACCAGCAGCTGGCAGAGCAGGAGCGGCGCTTGCGGGACGTGGGCGAGCGCCAGCGCAAGCTGAATGCGATCAGGGCCAAAGCTGACAAGATGCGCGACGTGCGTAACAGCCTGGCGGGGAACGGTGCCGGGATGATGGCCGCCGGGGTGACAACGGGCGCGACGCTGCTGGCGCCCATTCGCGCCTACTCGGAATCAGAGAACGCCGCAAACCAGCTGGCAGGCTCAATGATGGGGCCGGGCGGAAAGGTGGCGCCTGAGTTCATGAAACTGAACAAACTGGCAATAGCCTTGGGTGACCGGCTGCCCGGCACCACGGCAGACTTTCAGAACATGATGACCATGTTACGCCGTCAGGGGATGTCAGCGCAGGTTATCCTGGGCGGGCTGGGTGAGTCGGCGGCGTATCTCGGCGTACAGCTGCAGATGGCCCCGACTGATGCTGCCGAGTTCGCTGCGAAACTGCAGGACGCCACGCAGACCACCGAAAAAGACATGATGAGCCTGATGGACGTGATCCAGCGGGGTTATTACGCGGGCGTTGACCCTGGCAATATGCTGCAGGGATTTTCAAAAATCAGCGCCGCGATGGACATTATCAAGCTCCAAGGCCTGGACGCTGCAAAAACCTTCGCGCCGCTGCTGGTCATGGCTGATCAGGCGTCGATGGCAGGGGAGTCTGCTGGTAATGCCTACCGAAAGATTTTTCAGGCCACACTGAACAATAAAAAGATTGATAAAGCAAATGATGTACTTGCAGGGACAGGTATAAAGCTGAGATTTCAGAACAGTAAAGGCCAGTTTGCGGGGCTGGAAAACCTGTATAAGCAACTGGATAAGCTGAATAAAATTACCGACGATGGGAAAAAGCAGGCTGTTAAAGCAACCCTCTTTGGTGATGACGCGGAAACCCTGCAGGCACTGAACATCATGATCACAAAAGGGATAGCGGGCTATCGTGAAACCGCCGCCAAACTGGAGAACCAGGCGACCCTGCGTGAGCGTGTAGAAGCGTCACTTAATACCCTGGGGAATAAATGGGAAGCCGCTGGCGGCTCGTTTACTAACGCCATGGCGAGTATCGGTGAAACCGTCGCGCCTGTACTGAAAAATATTGCTGACTGGTTAGGCGATCTGGCGTCAGCTCTCGACGGGTTTGTTAAGCGTCATCCGCAATTGACAGCCGCACTTTTCAAGATTGCGGCCGTATTTGCCATCGTTGCTACTGCTGCGGGTGTGTTGTCGCTGGCGCTGGCGTCCATCCTGGGACCGATGGCAATTGTACGGGTAAGCGCCGGGGTTTTGGGCCTTAAATTTACCTCTGCGTTTGCCCTTATCACGAAAGTGATTAGCGGTACGGGCCAGGCGATCCTGTGGCTGGGTAGATTGATGATGGCTAACCCCATACTGGCGATAATTGGCCTCATTGCGATGGGGGCCATTTACATCTGGCAGAACTGGGAAACGCTGGGGCCGAAGTTTAAAGCACTGTGGGATGCCATCTCATCAGCCGTGTCAGGGGCATGGGCTGTGATTAAGCAGACTATCAGCAATAAATGGGATGAAATTCTGAATGATGTTGCCGCGCTGCCCGCGAAGTTTAAAGAAGTGGGCGGAGCAATCATTGACGGCATCCTGAGCGGTATCAATGAGAAATGGGAGACGCTCAAGAGCAAGCTGGCATCGGTAAAAAGCTATCTGCCGGACTGGATGACCGGCGGCGACAAATCACCTGGTGCCACCCAGCAAAAAGGCGCCGGAGGATTCTTTGCGGGGATGTATGACAGTGGCGGCTATATTCCGCGCGGGCAGGTGGGCATCGCGGGAGAAAATGGCCCGGAACTGATTAACGGTCCGGCCTATGTGACCAGCCGCCGGAGGACCTCAGCGCTGGCCTCCGTTGTCGCCGGAATGATGGGGGGAGCTATGCCTGCAGAGGCCGCACCGCTTCATCCAATGAGCCTGCCGGCAGCCTCCTATCGCCCTGCAGCAGAGAAACCGGCAGGTACGCAGCCGGTATTCCAGTTTGAAACCCAGGCACAAATTATTATCCAGGCGCAACCAGGGCAGAGTCCGCAGGATATTGCGCGGGAGGTCGCGCGACAACTCGATGAGCGCGAGCGCCGCATGAGGGCTAAGGCCCGCAGCAGTTTCAGCGATCAAGGGGGGTACGATTCATGATGATGGTTCTGGGCTTGTTTGTGTTCCAGCTGCGCACGGTGCCCTATCAGCAACTGCAGTATCAGCGGAACTGGCGGCATGTGACCAACAACCGCGTTAATCGCCGTCCGACAACGCAGTTTCTGGGGCCAGATAACGATCAGCTGACGCTCTCCGGCGTCCTCATGCCGGAAGTTACTGGCGGCAGGTTGTCGCTGCTGGCGCTGGAGCTGATGGCGGAGCAGGGCAAGGCCTGGCCTCTGATCGAGGGCGGCGGGACCATCTACGGTATGTATGTGATTGAAAGTCTGAGCCAGACGAAAACGGAATTTTTCGCCAGCGGTGAAGCGAGAAAAATAGAGTTTTCGCTGGGACTTAAACGGGTAGATGAGTCGCTGTCTGAAATGTTCGGCAGCCTGAACGACCAGCTTAGCAGTCTGCAGGACTCCGCTGCGTCAGCGGTAGGGAATATCAGAAACACGGTGGGAGGATTACTGCAATGAGTGAGATGACTGATTTACTCAATCAAGGCAGTAAGACACCGGCCTTTCGTATCGTGATCGAAGGCAAAGACGCAACGCAGACCCTGGATAAACGTCTGCTGGGTATGACGCTGACCGACAACCGCGGATTTGAGGCTGACCAGCTCGATCTGGAGCTGGACGACGCCGACGGCCTGGTGATTATGCCGCGTCGTGGCGCGGTGATTTCTCTGGCGCTGGGATGGAAGGGCGAGCCGCTGTTTTCAAAAGGGAAATTTACCGTTGATGAAATAGAGCATAGCGGCAGCCCGGACAGGCTGATAATCCGTGCCCGTAGCGCGGATTTCAGGGAGACGCTAAATGTCAGGCGTGAAAAGTCATGGCACAAAACGACGGTGGGCGAGGTGGTGAAGGAAATTGCCACGCGGCACAGCCTGAAGGTTGCCATCGGCAAAGATGTTGCTGCGCAGGCACTGGACCACCTTGATCAGACCAACGAAAGCGATGCGAGTTTTTTGATGAAGCTGGCGCGGCAGTACGGTGCGATTGCCTCGGTGAAGGACAGTAATCTGCTGTTTATCCGGCAGGGGCAGGGAAAAACGGCCAGTGGTAAAGCGCTGCCGGTCATCACTATTACCCGTAAGGACGGTGACAGCCACCGGTTCAGCCTGGCTGACAGGGGAGCGTATACCGGGGTGATTGCTCACTGGCTGCATACGCGGGAACCGGCAAAGAAAGAAACGGCTAAGGTGAAGCGCCGCCGGAGGACGACAAAACCCAAAGAGCCGGTGGCAAAGCAGGGGGATTACCTGATCGGGACGGATGAGAACGTGCTGGTTCTGAACCGAACCTATGCGAACCGCAGTAATGCAGAGCGGGCTGCAAAAATGAACTGGGAGCGGCTGCAGCGCGGTGTGGCGTCATTTTCTCTTCAGCTGGCAGAAGGACGCGCGGATCTCTATACGGAAATGCCCGTTAAGGTCAGCGGCTTTAAACAACCCATTGATGATGCGGAATGGACCATCACAACGTTAACGCATACGGTTAACCCGGACAGCGGATTTACGACCAGCATCGAACTGGAAGTGAAAATTTATGATCTCAATATTGAATAAATGGTTCTCAATATTGATGTCGTGTATTATTAACGCGACTTCAGAGGCATCGGCGGAGAAACGGACATGATGAATTGCCCTAAATGCGGACATGCGGCGCATACACGGAGTAGCTTTCGGGTAACGGACCAGACAAAAGAGCGTTATTGTCAGTGCCAGAACATCAATTGCGGAACAACCTTTATCACTCATGAAACCGTAGTTCGATTCATTATGACACCGGGTGTAATTGATAATGCCCCTCCTCATCCGACGTCAGGCGGGCAGGGGCATATGAATTTTTGATCCAAAGACCTGTATAGCTAAGGGTTTACGGAATGGGTTTGATAAAACTTTGCCTGTAAGCCCGTGCCTCATCAAATTGCATTGTTCCGGCTTTTTTGCATTCAACACCGCCAGCATCTATCTCAAAACCCTGATCAAGTGAGACGTTAAGCAGTCTTATCTTCTTGATTGTTTCGGGTTTCCACTTGTGCATGGAAAGGTCAGTACAAATACCATCAAACATTGCATCAGCTGCATCAATGTGCAACTTCTGTTTGCTGTATTTGATCGTAAGTACTCCGCTTTCCAGGCTATGCGTCCTTGTGTCAAATACAGCAATTAAATTTTCTATCGAGTCCGGGATCTTGTCGGCGAAAGCGTTACATGAAGCCAAGAGTAACAGCATCAAAAGAGATTTTTTCATATCAGTAGTCCTTTGCATGGATAAATGTCCGCCGCCATTTTGCCGCCACTGTCCAAAAAAAAAGGGCTACGTTTTCACGTAACCCCTTGTTTTATTTGGTGGAGCTGGCGGGAGTTGAACCCGCGTCCGAAATTCCTACATCCTCGGCACTACATGCTTAGTCAGTCTTTACATTCGCTTGCCAGCTGCGGACAGACACGCCACTAACAAACTAGCCTGATTAGATTTAACGCTTCAACCCCAGGCAGGGCATCCACGCGATCTCTTTTGGGTTTGACCTCTCTTTGATCCCCGTCTTAAGAGCGGAAGCTAGGGAGAGAGGGCTCAGAGCAGGTTATTAAGCTGCTAAAGCGTAGTTTTCGTCGTTTGCGACTATTTTTTGCGGCTTTTTACGAGGCCAACCGCCCCTCGGCATGCACCTTGGGTTTCGCAAATCCCGTCGAATCCAGAATCAGCCCCAATGTGTAGGTCAAGTATAACAGATTTATGAATGTCGTTACCAGCCCCATTACGCAGGATTCTTTCAACGGGGTGGATGAAAAAGCAGCATCAACAAGGATATAGCGTAAGGGCCAGCGAGAGCTGGCCCTCAGGGGAGGGGGTTAGCGTCCGGCGTGCTTCATAATCCGCGCCTTATCCAGCGCCCATTCACGATCCTTCAGGTCGGTACGCTTGTCGTGCTGTTTCTTACCTTTGGCGACGCCGATTTTCACTTTGCACCAGGCGTTCTTCCAGTACAGCGACAGGGCGACGACAGTGTAACCTTCGCGGTTAATGCGGCCGTACAGCGTGTCCAGCTCACGCTGGTTAAGCAGTAGCTTACGGGTGCGCGTCGGGTCGCACACATAGTGGGTGGAAGCCACGGCCATGGGCGTAAAGTTGGCGCCGAACAGGAAGGCTTCGCCATCCTTCAGGATGACATAGCTATCGCCGATGTTGGCTTTGCCTGCACGCAGGGATTTGACTTCCCAGCCCTGCAGGGCGAGACCAGCCTCGTATTCATCTTCGATAAAGTATTCGTGACGGGCGCGTTTATTCAGCGCAATGGTGGCTGATCCAGGTTTGTGGGCTTTTTTCTTAGTCAT